AAGCTGATATCTATAAAGCAGCTGAAATCATTAGAGATTTAGAACACAAATTCATTGATAAGATTTTTGAAATGGGTGATTTGGAGAATCTTAAAAAGAATGACCTAAAAGAATTCATTACAAAAAGAGTTAATGAGAAGTTATCGGAGTTGGGATACAATCCAATTAAGGGTACTGCCGACTACTTCGAATTTAATGAGAAAAAAGCATCTGAATTAGATTGGTTTTATCACCTCACTGGAGGTGTAACACACACCGATTTCTTTGCAATCAGACCAACTGATTATTCAAAAGCAGGAGAAGGTGAAAATTGGGATGATATTTTTTAATTTTAAAAACACGATTTATTATATATGAAGAATTACGGAGAAGAACTCGGTTGGGAACTTGATGTTGATTTCCCAAGTTGGGGCAACACAGAAATTTATGTTAAAACAATATCTAAAGGTTATCTTTTACCAGGAGAAAAACCAAAAGATGCTTATTGGAGAGTTGCGACAACTGTAGCTAAAAGATTAGGTAAACCAAATATGGCGACCAAATTTTTTGATTACATTTGGAGAGGATGGTTATGTTTAGCGACACCTGTATTATCAAACACAGGAACCGATAGAGGACTACCAATTTCATGTTTTGGTATTGATGTTGGTGATAGCATTTTTGAAATTGGTAACAAGAATTTGGAATTAATGTTACTTGCAAAACATGGCGGTGGTGTTGGTATCGGCATTAATATGATTAGACCTGCTGGTGCTAAAATCACAAACAACGGAACATCTGATGGTGTTATTCCATTTGTTAAAATCTACGACTCAACTATCTTGGCAACAAACCAAGGTTCAGTTCGTAGAGGGGCTGCGTCGGTTAATATTAAAATTGACCACAAAGACTTTGAGGACTTTTTGGAAATCAGAGAACCTAAAGGTGACGTTAATAGACAATCATTAAACTTACACCAATGTGTGGTTGTTAGTGATAAGTTTATGAAGAAGTTAGAGGAAGGTGATTCTGAAGCTCGTAGAAAGTGGGGTAAATTACTTCAAAAAAGAAAAGCGACAGGAGAACCTTACATCATGTACAAAGGTAATGTAAACAAACAAAACCCTGACATGTACAAGAAGAACGGATTAAAAGTACACATGACTAATATCTGTTCTGAAATCGTTTTACACACTGATGAATCACATTCATTTGTATGTTGTTTATCTTCTTTGAATTTGGCGAAGTATGATGAATGGAAAGATACCGATCTAATCTACACATCTACAATCTTTTTAGATGGTGTATTGGAAGAATTCTTACAAAAAGCAAAGAACATGAGAGGATTTGAAAACTCAGTTCGTTCAGCGGAAAGAGGCAGAGCATTGGGATTAGGTGTATTAGGATGGCACACTTATTTACAACAAAAAGGTGTACCATTTGAAGGATTGACAGCTCAATTTGAAACTCGTAAGATTTTCTCTCAAATTAAAATAGAATCTGAAAGGGCAAGTAGATGGTTAGCATCTGAATATGGTGAACCACTATGGTGTAAAGAAAGTGGTATGAGAAATACACACTTAAGAGCAGTAGCCCCAACGGTATCAAACTCTAAGTTGAGTGGTAACGTAAGTTCGGGTATCGAACCATGGGCGGCAAACGTATTTACTGAACAAACATCAAAAGGTACATTTATTCGTAAAAACCCAGAATTAGAAAAAGTACTTCGTAAAACTGGTAAGAACACAAAAGAAGTGTGGGACCAAATTTTAGCAGATGGGGGTTCAGTACAAGGTTTAGAATTCTTGGATGAGTGGTGTTTTGTAGATGGTAAAGTTGTGGAATGTGCCGAAGTGAAAGAAGAAGACCAATATAAAATGTCATCAGTAAAAGAAGTGTTTAAAACATTCAAAGAAATTAACCAATTGGATTTAGTAAGACAAGCTGGTGTAAGACAACAATACATTGACCAAGCAGTTTCATTGAATTTAGCGTTTCCAGCAACGGCGGACCCTAAATGGATTAACCAAGTTCACTTAGAAGCATGGAAACAAGGTGTTAAAACATTGTATTATATGAGAACAGAATCAGTATTAAGAGGCGATATTGCGGCACAAGCAATGAACCCTGATTGTGTTAGCTGTGAATCATAAAGATAAGAGAGTGAATATCAGAACACTAATTAAATCCCGACTTAGGTCGGGATTTTTATTTATTACCATTTTATAATAGTTTATATTTATTGATATGGCTGTAAAATACGGAATCGATTTTCCTTTTAGAAATAGTTCTGAAGGTGATTATGTAAAAATGACATATTCACCCGATAGAGAAGTTAGAGCAAATCTAATTCACCTTTTATTAACTAGAAAAGGTAGTAGATATTTTTTACCTGATTTTGGAACAAGATTATATCAATTTATTTTTGACCAAAATGACTCAGTTACTTTTGATTTAATCGAAGACGAAATTAGAGAATCGGTAAAAAAATACATTCCAAATTTAGATATTACTAAATTAGAAATTATGTCTGCGGAAAATGACCCTGATCAAGATAGAACATTTAATCAAGATGAAGACGAGAGATTGTTTAGAGTTTCAGACGCCACTACAAAGGCACACACTGCAGTTGTTAAAATAGAATATACAGTTAATAATGGTGCATTTTCATCATCAGATTTCATAATTATAAACATATAATATGGCTAAAAAAATATCATACGCAACAAGAGATTTTGCGGGTTTAAGACAAGAATTAGTAAATCTAACAAAAGAATATTATCCTGACTTGGTTAAAAACACCAATGACGCATCTATATTCTCAGTTTTGTTAGATTTAAATGCTGCGGTTGCGGACAATCTTCATTTTCACATTGACAGAGTTTGGCAAGAAACAATGTTAGATTTTGCTCAACAAAGACAATCGTTATTTCCTATTGCAAAAACATACGGTATTAAAATACCGGGCACAAGACCATCAGTAACATTATGTGACTTTTCAATAAATGTACCAGTTAGAGGTGATAAGGAAGATGAGAGATATTTGGGAATTGTAAGAGCCGGTGCTCAAGTTTCGGGTGGTGGACAAATATTTGAAACTGTCGAAGATATAGATTTTAAAAGTCCATTTAATAATAAGGGAGAACCAAACAGGTTAAAAATACCCAATTTTGATGTTAATAATACATTAGTATCATATACAATTACAAAAAGAGAGGCTGTCGTTAATGGAGTTACAAGAATATTCAGAAGAGTAATAACGGAAGTTGACCAAAAACCTTTCTTAAAACTTTATTTACCCGAACAAAATGTGTTAGGTGTGACTGCAGTTATTCATAAAGAAGGAACTAATTTTAACACCAACCCAACGACATCAGAATTTTCTTCTTCATCAAATAAATGGCATGAAGTAAAATCATTAATTCAAGATAAGATATTTGTTTCAGACCCAACAGGTGTATCTGATAAAGATAATTTTAAAGCGGGAACATACCTTAAAGTAAATAACAAATTTTACACAGAATATACACCTGAGAGTTATTTTTCATTGACTTTCGGTTCGGGAAGTGTTGACCCATTGGATAATCTTGATGACTACATGAGTGGTAGTTTAAAGGTTAACTTAGCAACATATCTAAATAATATGTCATTGGGTTCGATACCTAAAGCGAATACCACATTATTTGTCAAATATCGTATTGGTGGTGGTAAAGATTCTAACTTAGGAGTTAATGTTATTACTTCGATAGATAATGTAGAATTTGACATAACGGGTCCAAATAACTCATTTAATTTACAAGTAGAACAATCACTAAGGGTATCAAACATAACTGCAGCCATCGGAGGTGCCGACCAACCGACTGTTGAGGAAATAAGAAATATGGTTGCTTATAATTTCTCAGCACAAAATAGAGCAGTAACTCTAAATGATTATAAAACATTAATCGAAACAATGCCTTCAACATTCGGAGCACCTGCTAAGGTTAATGTATTAGAGGAAGATAATAAAGTTAAAATTAAATTATTATCATATGACGATGCTGGTAGATTAACAGATGTGGTTTCTAACACATTAAAAAATAATATTATAAATTATTTGTCAGAATATAGAATGATTAATGATTACATTGACATTACCAGCGGACAAGTAATTGATTTAGGAATAGATATCGATTTATTTATAGATAAAAATGAATCCCCAACTGATGTTGTGAAAGCCGCAATTACAGAAACTATACAGTTTTTTGCTATTGAGAAAAGAAAAATGGGAGACCCATTATTTGTTGGTGACCTTATTAGACAAATAGGTACAATACCGGGTGTGGTTAACGTAGTGGAGATAAAAGTGTTTAATAAATTAGGAGGAAACTACTCATCCTCAGAGGTTTCACAATCTTATGTGAATGCAACAACAAAAGAGATTCAACAAATAGATAAGACGGTGTACATGACCTCAAATCAAATATTTCAAATTAGGTTCCCAAATACAGATATTAGAATAAGAACTAAACCATCAGGAACGACTACATACTAAAATGTTTTTTCCGTATAATAGTAGAAAATCATATGCTTTCTATTTATTATAAGAGATGCAAAAGTATAGAATTTCAACAAATATTGGTCAAGAACAAAAGGTAACGGTCGAGTTAAAACAAGATTACGATTACCTTGAGATTCTTTCTTTAAAATTTAGTCAAAGTGACATATATACATCACTTTGTGCTGATTATGGGGTTGTTTGCGGTAGGGTAACAGCAAATGACGGATTTGGTATTCCAAACGCTAAAGTATCGATTTTTGTACCCCAATTAACCATACATTCGGATGACCCCGTTATATCTGCATTATATCCATACACATCAATATCAGAAAAAGACGAAAATAAC